TCAAAGAGGGCTCTGGTGCAGATCAGATGAAACTTTATATTAATGGCGATCTAAGAGATACTGGTCAACACAACTTTAACCTTTCTCAGAGTGGACCATTTGAACTTGGAAGAAGTAGAGGTGGAGGTGCATATTTGAGCTGCCATATTGCAGCAGTTAGGCAATATGAGGGGAGAGCTCTAACAGCAGCAGAAGTTCTTAGAAATTACAATGCACAAAAATCTAGATTTGGATTGTAAGTGTTGCAATGACCGTACAATATGGTATAATTTTCTTAGCATATATAATTATGCCATTATTAACTATTGATTATAAAGATGGAAGAAAAGTACTCGAAAGATTTTTTGATTGCAGAATTCACTGGTCAAATCAAAGCCACTGAAGAAAATCTTGTAAAACTCAGAGAAGAACTTGCAAGACAGTCTCAGCAACTCGTAAGACTTAATGGTGCTCTTGAGGCACTCAATATGATTGAAGATACTCAGAATGATCCAGAAGGATTGGAAGTATTGGAAGATACAGAGGAAGTGGTCGAAGAAGGTTGATCTAACTAAATACTTTTAGTTCATACACGCTTATGGATCTTTATGCCTCTCCTAGACACTATCTCTTCAACCTTAAGACATCACAATCGGCAGAAGCGAGAAGACTATGGAGGCAGTCAATAAAGAATAAATGGGAATATAAGTGTGCTTATTGCGGATCAGAACACAAGATTACAATCGATCATGTCACTCCTCAATGTAAAGGAGGAAGTGACTTCCTAACCAATGTGGTGGCCTGTTGCGAATCATGCAACAGATCTAAAAGTCACCACAACTGGTTAGAATGGTATTCTCAGCAAGAATTTTTTGATGAGGATAGAAAAGAAGCAATCATTAAATGGATTGGATTTGAAACAAAACAAAAACTTTTCTCATATGGGAGAAGAAAAAACACGGTTTATTGAAAATGGCTTTTATTGTATATTCAAAGGACGGTTGTCCTTATTGCACTAAGATTAAAAGAGTGCTAGAGTTATCTGAACAACAACATGTTGTATATAAACTGGAAAGAGACTTCACCAAGGAAGAATTTTATTCGCACTTTGGTGAAGGATCTACATTTCCTCAGGTCACATTAGAAGACAAAAAACTTGGAGGTTGCATGGAAACCGTGAAATATCTAAGAGAAAATAATGTGATCTAGTAATGTATGAAAACAATCTAAATAAAGCAGAACTTCAAGTTAATAGAGGTTTCGAGCTTTTATTAAGAAAAAGGAGGCCTAAAAGAGAAAAACCAAAGACTTTCCATCTTATATTTGGTAAAGTTATTTCTCTTTTCAAACGAGAGATACACTTTCACTTTGAAATAGGACTAGACATTAGAAAGAGTTAATCTCAGGAGGAGAAAATCATGCTTGCAATCACTCTGACCTTTTCGGCTTTGTTTTCTATAATGTTTCTCCTGGTAGGCGGACTTGTTGGTTGGGTAGCAAAACAACAAGTATACGAAACCACAAACCTTGCATACACACATCCCGAAATGTTCGATGAAAATGGAAACATTTTTCCGGACGAAATTTTAGCAGTACGCTTTGAAAATGACTATGACATCAACACCGCAGAAGAAGACGACGAAGACTAGAGCGAAAAGAAAAACTACTTCTCCTCAGAAATTACCTCCTAATCCTTTTATTTTTGAGATCCTTAACCTTGCATCCAAGCAGCGTTCTAAGGCTAAGAAAGCAGAAATTTTGAAGGAGTATGAAACAGATTCTTTGAAGAGTCTCTTCATTTGGAACTTTGATGAAAGTGTGATCTCCATGCTTCCAGAAGGTATGGTTCCATATAAAAAGAATGAAGTTCCAGTCGGAACTGATCATACTTCTCTGAGGAGAGAGTACAAACAACTCTATAATTTTGTCAAAGGTGGTAACGATAGTCTTTCTTCTCTTCGTAGAGAGACTATGTTTATTCAAATTCTAGAAGTTCTTCATCCAGAGGAAGCAGACATTCTTTGCCTTTGCAAGGATAAAAAATTACAAACTAAATACAACATCAGTTTTGATGTTGTTAAACAAGCATATCCAGATATTCAATGGGGAGGTCGTTCATGACTGTTGCTGTAGAACAAGAGAGGGAAATGGCAGAGTTCGGATCAGAAATCAATAGTGTAAATCCATCTGATTATAGTTGCCAGATTCTTCTTGAGAAGACTACTCTTGAAGCAGCTAATGATAAAACTTTTCCAAATGATGCTAGACTGGTCTGGTATGTTATCGGCGGGACAGAGTATATTGACTTGACTCGCTGCACAAAAACCTCTAAACTATTTGACATGTACTATGACAAATATGGTCCAGGAGCAGTTCAAAAAATTGATTTTGGATACGGTACAGTCAACCCAAAACTTTGGGGAATCAAACCAAAGAAAGAAAAGAAGAGAAAATGAATGACGAAGATCTTAGAAAACAAATAGAATCTCTCATCAGAGATGAAATTCAAGAGACAATTAATGATTATGTGGATTCAAAAGAAGAGTCAAAAGAAAGTGGAGTTGGATTCGTCCCTACTGAGGAGGAAAAAAATCTAAAGGTCAAAGTTTTAAAAAAAGAAATAGATAATATAATCAAAAATTATAAGAAGCAGAAAAAATCTGAAAGGTCAAATCTGTCCCATATCAAAAAACTGGGCCTAGTTGATAAGAATGGGAGACCCCTAAATGGGTAAACATTATTTGCTCAACCTTTATGGTTGTAATTTTGAGCGATTAAATAGCGAACATTATCTTCGTGATTTAATTGAAAGTGCTGCTGAGTGTAGCGGAGCAACAATAGTAGAAACTATTTCAAAAAAGTTCGATCCTCAAGGTGTGACTGCTGTGTGTCTTTTATCAGAGAGTCACATTAGCATTCATACTTGGCCTGAGAAGGGAGAAGCAGCGGTAGATATTTTTACATGCGGTCAATGTAATCCAAAGATAGGTTGTGATGTTATCATTCACCAACTTAAGGCAAGCAATCATACCCTGAGTTATATTGAACGTTAAAATAAATAAATCTGTTGACTAGTGAAAGAAATTTTGCTATAGTCACCACATGGACCACGCTATTATTATGATTTACAAACCATACTCACCAGAGTGGCATCGACTAAGATATCTCAAAGAAGCAATCGATCGATACTTTGACGATTATGCTCCCACTGAGACTATTTTAGAAGACATTGATACCATTCTCAGTGCTCGATCTGAAACTGCTTTAGATGAGTACACTAGAGTTACAGATCTACAGAAAAAACTGCGGGACTAAAATGCTTTCAACTCAATACAGGCTCCGATTGGAATCTATCTGTACATGTATAGCAAACAAAGAGCAAGTCCCATTAGAGGACATGATCTGGGCAGAGAAACTTGCTAAGGCACATACAACTGCCAGAGACTGGTTGAATAAAGCAAGACGCCAGGCTGCTCAGGATATTGAGGAGGGCAGTATGGATGATTTTATGAATAAGATGGGACTAGGAGACCCCGACCCATCTAATTACAAAACGGGGTTTGATGGTGCAGACGAAATTGTAGATTGGTTTAAGCAAGACAAACCAGATGACTGGAGGCAACGTGACTGAGAAGATCACACCAGAAACATACGAAAAAATGAATAAAGAGTTTGAGGAGGAAGGTCTTGCTTTCCGAATCATTGTCCCCACACAAGAGCAAATTGACGATTGGCAAAATGATCGATGATAACTTTAGAAAAATTTCTGTGCAAAATCATTTAGAAGGTGTGACTAAATTAGTGGAAAGTTCTAATTGGGAAAAACCAACTAAACTGAATATTGCTAAAAACTTGGTGGAAAAGATTGAAGAACTTTTAGATGGCAAAGCATCATATTATATTTGCTGTGACAGAACAACTTCTCATAAAAAAATTGTAATCGAATACGATCACGAAGAAAAATGCAAGCACTAATCTACAGTAACGGAAGTCAAGAGTGCGAAAGAGCTAAGATGCTCTTGAATAGTATTAATGAAGATACTAAAGAGTTTCTTCTTGGAGTTGATTTTAGTGATAGACAATTTCGAGCAGAGTTTGGATCAGAAGCAGAGTATCCACAGATTGCGATTGGACTCAAGCATCGTGGAACATTGAAAGAGACCCTTCATTATCTTCAAGCAAAGCAGGTCTTGTAATTTCTGTATCACATGTTACAAAGCAACTTGACTAAATAACTCAAAGGTCATATAATGGCCATACGTTCATCCAAATGTTAACACTTCTGTTGGCATTCACCCTTGCCCATCATTCAGACGGCTCACCTTATGGGTGGCACATGTCGTGTGAAAGGTTCTTACAGAGACGAGTCGAGATCCAAGCGGATTCAAACCTTGACCTTAGGTCAAAGTTGAATCTAATAGGGTATCTAAAGTCAAAAGTAGAAGGTGAATGTGACGGAGTGTATACATAGGACGCAAGTAAGTCGCGGAACGGAGCGTTCATCCCATGATAGAGTTACTTCTGTACTCAAATATGATGTGTGCTGATGCTGATGCATTGCTATTCAGAATCAGAAAAAATGCATCAGATTTATCACCCAAAGTGGTGATAGAGTTAGTAGAGACCGTAAAGGAATCTGTACCAGAATGTGACTACTACTGGGACGCAAACGACTGAAGGAACGGGGATTAAACACCCTCTACTTTCAGGAGTAAACAAATGAACACACTTACTATCATCAAGAAGCAGATCAAGAAAGCAGCAGCTCTTCATGATGCACAAATTGCTATGACCACCTATCGCGGTGTCAAGTTTGAGTGTAAGCAAGGAGCTACTGATGAGGTTCACGGAACCTTCTGCTATCGCGGTCACACCTACAATAAGTGATCGCCATGGAAGCACTACAAATCGCTGGGATCGTATCCCTTGGTTGTGTTGCGTTTATTACTATGATCTACGGAGAACTTATACTTCTTCACAAAATTTGAAATCAAGGACCTGCTTGACAGGTCCTTTTTTAATGCTTATAATTACACTTGAAATCCTTTTATAATGGATACTTCATATGGATTTTTGCATCGGTCCAGCTACAATCCTTGGCACAATCTCAACAGTAGCATTGGGAGTTGCCACACCAGAAAAAATTGAAACTTATGTTGGTATCAATTACAGTCCTTGGGACAATGAACAAATTACTTTAAAAGAACCAATTGGATCTCTTGGTGTTCAATACGATATCAATAAAAGTATCAGATTATTTGCCGAACACATATCATCACCAAGACAGTGTAATGATAACCCAGGAATTAATCATGCGGGTGTAAAATTTCTTGCACCATTGGGATATGATACGACACTTTATAGTGGACTATCACTTAACATTCCTAGTTTTGATAGTTCTAATGATTTTGATGGGCCTCTTGTTTCCTTTGGTGTGGAACATGGAGGTAATGTCAAAGCATTTGCAGAATATCTAACAAGCACTGGTAATTTTGACGGGGGCCGAGTAGGAGCAGGAATTAAAGTAATTTTTTAAATAAATGGATAAAGAGAAACTTAAATTGATTATTAGAAATCTAGAATCTCTGGTAGAATGTCTGAAGTCAGAAGTTTATTCTGATGTTGATGCATACAAAACTCCAGAGTATGAGGATATTCCGTATCCAGTTGGTGATTATGATGAGGTTTTTAATGACGATGATGGCTACCCAGATTAAGAGGTATTATGTACGAAGAATTAGATACATTTGAAAGAGCACTTCAGCATTTTGGCACCAGAGTAGAAGTTATCGCTGCAATGGAAATGGGTGGTAGAATAAGTGCTGAAGATGCTTATCGGATGATTAAAGAAGAAATCAAAGACTTAAAAAAAGTAAGAAAGGAGTGGAAGAACGAGAATGAATGATTGCAAACTGATTTCTGTGACACCTGATGCAGAGAAGCACATGGCCTATTGTGCTCGTGTCAGTAATCCTGCCAACCAAGAGAATGAGAAGTTCTCTGGTCTGCTCAAGTATTGTGTCAAGCATCAGCACTGGAGCATCTTTGAGCAGGCATACATGACTTTGGAGTTAAATACTACGAGAGGGATCGCAGCCCAAGTGCTGAGGCACCGTTCGTTCACATATCAAGAGTTTTCCCAACGCTATGCTGATTCTTCCCTACTCGCGGAGGAGATCCCTCTACCTGAACTACGCAGGCAAGACACCAAAAATCGTCAGAATTCTATTGATGATATTGACCCGTTTGTCCGCCAGGAGTTCCAGATCAAAATGCAAAAGCACTTTGCCGAAGGAATGAAACTCTATCAGGAGATGCTTGATGCATCAATTGCAAAGGAGTGTGCTCGTTTTGTGCTTCCCCTCGCTGTACCCACCAAAATCTACATGACTGGCTCTGTGAGGTCTTGGATCCATTATATCGATTTGCGCTCGGCCAATGGCACACAGAGGGAGCACATGGACATTGCATTAGATGCCAAGAGAATCTTCTGCGAACAATTCCCTGCCGTTGCCGAGGCAATGGACTGGACTAAATAAAAAATATTGAGTAGATACGAATGCCTACATATCCTGTTATTCACAAAGAAACTGGTGAACAAAAAGATGTAAAATTAAGTGTTCATGAGTGGGATCAATGGAAAGAAGACAATCCCGATTGGCAAAGAGATTGGTCTGATCCCTCTACTTGCCCTCAACCTGGAGAGGTTGGAGACTGGCAGAATAAACTCATTCAAAAAAATCCTGGATGGAATGATGTTCTGCGTAAGGCAGGACAAGCACCAGGATCTGTAGTAAAAACTCTCTGATATGGCTAGAAGAAAAAGAACGAATGACCAACCGATTGGTGTTGGTATGACTGCTAAGCAGATGAAGAGAAAAAAACCAATTAATGCTGATTTTCTTCTTGACATTGAACCCCTTACAGATAATCAAAAGAAACTTTTTGATGCTTATGCTGAGGGTAAAAATGTAGTTGCCTATGGAGCTGCAGGAACTGGTAAGACATTCATCACTCTCTTCAATGCATTGATGGATGTCTTTAATCCTGAGTCTCCTTATGAGAAAATTTACATCGTAAGATCTCTTGTTTCTACAAGAGAAATTGGATTCCTTCCTGGAGATCATGAGGATAAGTCTTCCTTGTATCAGATTCCATACAAGAACATGGTCAAGTACATGTTCCAGATGCCATCAGATTCTGATTTTGAGATGCTCTATGGCAACTTAAAGAGTCAGGAAACTATTTCTTTCTGGTCCACTTCTTTTATTCGTGGTACAACTTTTGATAATGCAATTATTATCATCGATGAGTATCAAAACTTGAACTTTCATGAGCTTGATAGTATAATCACAAGAGTCGGTGAAAACTCTAAAATTTGTTTCTGTGGTGATGCAACACAAACAGACTTACAGAAATCTAATGAGAAGAATGGCATTCATGACTTCATGAAAATTCTCAGGATCATGCCATCTTTTGAACTGATAGAGTTTGGACTTGATGATATCGTAAGATCTGGTATTGTTAAAGAATATCTGGTCGCAAAAATGAATCTTAATTTGTAAAATTTATGATCTTTAATCATGTTGACATTGACCTTCCTGCCCTAACAAGAGAAACCATTGATGGCGTAAGATATTACGATATTCCTGGTGGAGAAAAGAAGAAATTCGTCTCTATTACCTCTGTTACTAGTTTTCGCAATCGAAAGATCTTTGAAGATTGGAGAAAGCGTGTTGGGGAAAAGGAGGCGAATCGAAAAACCAAAAGAGCCACAAGTCGTGGCACTGATATGCATACTCTTACAGAGTATTACCTTAAAAACAAAGATCTTCCCACCGTACAACCACTATCCGATGTCTTGTTTAGACTTGCGAAACCAGAATTAAACAAGATAAATAATATATTAGCACTAGAGAAGTCCCTGTATAGCGAGGTACTAGGGATAGCAGGGACTGTTGACTGTATTGCTGAATATGATGGCGAGTTAGCTGTCATTGACTTTAAAACATCGGAGAAACCAAAACCAGAAAAGTGGATTGAACATTACTTCGTTCAAGCAATGGCATACGGTTGTATGCTGTACGAACTTACTGGTGTTATGGTTAAAAAACTTGTAATTATTATGTCCTGCGAAAATGGAGAATGCGTCGTCTATGAACAATATGATAAACAAAAATACATCAATCTCCTTACTGAGTATATTAGAGAGTTCGTCCAACACAAACTTAATCAGTATGAAAAGTAATGTAGAAAAAGCAATCGAGAATAAATTCTATTGCCCTTCCAAATTCTGTCAAGAAATTGAGAAGATCGTCCTCGATAACGAGGAGATGAATTATATTGATGCCGTTCTATTCTTTTGCGAAAAGAACAACATTGAGATAGAATCTATTTCAAAACTAATCACGAAACCACTCAAAGAGAAGATCAAATGCAATGCAATCGAACTTAACTTTATGAAGAAGAGTTCCAGAGCAAAGCTCCCTATTTGAAAATCGACTTTTAATTCCAAAAAAGGCGGGAAAAAAATTCGTGGCCAAAAACGCCCTATTACCTTTTTATAATGATGCCGTTTCAAGCATATACCTCTTATCTGTCGTTGAAAAACCATTTCACGAAAGAAAAGTATGACTATCATAAGTACGCTGGCAAAACCAGAGCAACGATTAAAGCATTTTACAATCGTCGTGATAGGTACTTTTTTGAAAAACTGTCTCGTCAAAAAGACGACAAACAGGTTGTAGAATTTTTTGTATCTAACTTTATCTCTTGTACTGATCCCCAAAGCCTCTGGATTGGAGATATTATCAAGAATGGTGAGTCGGTATATACTGATTGGCAAAAAAGAATGCAATCACTTACTTATTTCTTCAAAGAAGAGGTAACAAAACTCTTTGAAGAGAACAAGTTTGATGATGTTTTGAAGGTTGAGAGCAATAGGCACCCAATTTTGGTAAAAAAGTATATTCAGAAAGAAGTGTCAATTGAGACACTTGTAATTTTGGACAAAATACTTCTATATAAGAGAGATTATGATAAAAAACTGAATGATCCAGTTTGGCAACTAATCTCTATGAGAATTGATAAATATTCATCATTCCTTAATCTTGATATTTTCAAATATCGAAAAATCTTGAAAGAAATCATCTTAGAAAGTAAATGAATTTTTTTGACTCGGAAATCATTCAACAAGAAATGCAAGAAATTGCAGAACTACAAGATACCATCTATGAAAATGTTTTTACTTTTCCTAGTATGGATGATGATGCCAAATTAGATCATTTGAAACTTCTCAAAACTCTGATTGAAAAGCAGAAAATCCTTTATGCTCGTCTTTCGTTGTCTGATGACCCACAAGCGAAGAAAATGAAGGAAAACATTATGAAATCTGCTATGATGATGGGAATCCCATCGGATACAGACCTGAATTTCCTTTTCAGTAAGATGACTGAGATGATCGAACTGATGGAAGAACAACTAGACAGGGCTTGACATCCCTTCTTGCCACGAGTAAGATAAAGTCGTCCACAAACCAAATCCAATCAATCCTAAAAATCCTATGTCCTTTTCAAATCTTAAAAAGCAATCCTCTCTCGGTTCTCTCACCAGTAAGTTGGTGAAGGAAGTAGAAAAGATGAGTTCCGGGGGTAATGATGTCGATGAGCGTCTCTGGAAACCAGAGCTCGACAAGTCTGGCAATGGATATGCTGTTATTCGTTTTCTTCCTGCTCCTAATGGGGAAGATCTGCCATGGGCAAAACTGTATCACCACGCCTTTCAGGACAAAGGTGGTTGGTACATTGAAAACTCTCTGACTACCATTGGAGAGAAAGATCCTGTTTCTGAGTACAATCGTGAACTTTGGAACAGCGGTATTGAGTCTGACAAAGACACCGTTCGTCGCCAAAAGCGTAAACTGAACTTCTACTCCAACATCTATGTTGTGAAGGACTCTGCTAATCCAATG